TAATCCTTAAGAGGATACCGATCATCATATGGCATAGTTAGTTAAGACAAGTTCTTTGCGTTCTTGCTGTTCTTTCATGTAGTCACCTGTACTACGCATAGTATAAGTTAAATCAAACTCAGCAGCGTTCCAGTCTTTAAAGCGATCTTTAATCACCTGACTACTATTGTAGGATATCATTTGATGGTTAGTTTGTCTATCACAATCTTCTGCAAAATGATCATGGTCAAAGTACTTATGTAGATCACCTTTCTTACCATAGAGTTTATCTCCAATCTCATAAGGAGGATCTAGATAAGTAAATATTCCTTTATCATCAGTCAACATCCTATCATAAGATAGATTAGTTATAACCCAGTTCTGTATCACCACCGAATATGCTGGTAACTTTTCTATCCCTCGTAAACTAAAGTTACTGTCTGAGGCTTGTTTGGAGAAGGAACTCGATTCGGTAAGACCACTGAAAGAACACTTATTAACAATATAAAAACTAACAGCACGGGTAACGAGACTGGCTCCCTCATCGTTAACCAATTCTTTACTTTCCAGAAAAAGTTCACGTGCTCTATCTGGGGTTGGGTATTTTGTTTTAAATATTTTGAGCCTGGTCGTAATTTCATCTGGTTCGTGTTGTAGTTGTTGCCAAAAGTTTGCTAAAGGTTCATACAAGTCATTAACCCATACCTCTAAATGAGGATAAGTTTTTGTAATGTATAAAGCAACAGAACCACCTCCAAGGAAAGGTTCTCTATACTCTTTATACTTATTCATATCTGGTAAGAAGCGTGACATCTTTGTGATAGCACGAGACTTACCACCAGGATAACGAAGAGGGGTTTTCAATGATTTCATTTAGGTAATCTGCGATTAAAGTTCCAGTAATCAAATTTTTGCCATATGTAATATACACCAATTAGAGTTCTTTTAAGAAACTCTTCCAATAATATCAATCCAATAAAGAAATAATCCTCTAAGGTTTTCACTTCTTAAATACACCTAACTTAGATAGTAACCAAAGTGTTACTATTGTCCACCCTATAACATACCACATTATTTTTTTGTTGTGTTACTTCTTGTTCTGTTATGAATTGCTATGAACTTATCTCCAGCAAATGTACCACCAAGACACACATCAATCTCATCACCATCCACCCAATTAACATCACCATTCATTTTGGTGTGTTGCATTGCAACTTGGATTTCGTCAATTACTTTTTGTGTTAGTCTCATCAATAGTACCTTGGTCCTGATCCGATCCCTCTTTCTACTTCAACAACTATAGCATCCATTATACGATTAAATGATCTTGCCATTTGACGATAACCAGAACCAACATAAAGTTGTCCTGCTAAAACAGATACAGTAGCTACACCCCAGAAAAGATAATAAAATCTAGATTTAACTTGTGCTCTTTGTTTTTGTTTTCTTGAACCCCATTCAGGTAATGGTGGTGTCGGATAAGAATTAGTCATAATATAATTAGTCTATCGATATTATACTACATGTCTAAGATTTTTTCAAGTGGGTTAGGTAAATCAATTTTTTTAATACGTTCTGTTCTAGGTTCAGTTCTTGGATTGCCTTCCAAATATCGTACAGCATTCATAACACCTTCAAGATTATCACCCAACATTCCTATAGATCTATTACAATCAGCACATAACCATCCTCTATGTTCCTCTGTAGATCTAATATGATCTGCATGCACATCAGTAAAATCAGGAAGATATTTTCCACAACACTGACAAAAATCTGGAAGAGGTTTACCAGAGTTTTTTGCATCCTCTCTAATCTTATTTGTTATAGTTTGATTTCTACTATAACACTTCTTACATGTATTGGTAGTTCCATCAGTACATCTTTTTCTTTCTACTCTAAACAAATCTAAAGTTTTTATTTCTCCACACTGTTTACATTTTTTTGATTTTGTAATATCAATCTCAGTAAGTATATAACTCCCACCATTTCTAACTTGAGGGAACCATTTTTTCGGTGTCATTTAAATTCACATTCCAACATCAATTGAGTTAAGCAAGCAAGTAAATTAATCTCTTGATCTACAACAAAGGCAGCCTTGTATTGATACTCAGCAATAATGAGAACTGCTGCAGCAACACTAGCACCAGTCATTGAACCTGCTAGACTATCATACAACTTTCTCATAATAGAAGTTGCATCACTATCTATATTTTGAGTTACCCATTTTTTAACATCATTAAACTTTTTCTCTTTAAGAAAGGTTACTAGATTATCAACATTAGCATCATTCAGCGTTGCCAGGATGCCCGTATTGATTGATCCCGTGGAGCTATAGCGTTGTAGTTCATTGATGGTTCTTCTGAAGTCTGGAAAATACTTCTGTATAACTTCAACAAGAACTGATGAGTTATACTCAACTTTCTCTGCTGTAAGGATCTCTCTACATCTAGTAAAGAATTCTGCTGCAAGTTGTTGTTTTGTTTTTCCACGAACATTAAAATCAATTACTGTTGTTCTACTATGTAACGGTTCTATTATTTTATTCTTAAAGTTACACGTGAATATGAACCTACAATTCTTTTGGAATTCCTCAATCGACGCACGTAAGAGGAGTTGGACATCTGGTGTTGTATTATCTGCTTCATCAATAATGAGAACTTTGTGACGACTGCTAGATGTAAGAGAAACAGTACTAGCAAAGGATTTTGCCTGATTGCGAACAGTGTCCAAGAATCTACCTTCATCAGACCCATTAATGACATAACTATCTACTCCTAATTCATTACATAATGCCTTTGCAATAGTTGTCTTACCTACACCAGCAGTCCCAGAGAGTAGAAGATTTGGTATCTCTCCTTGCTCTATAAAACTCTGGAAGGTCTTCTTCACATCTGTAGGAAGTATACAGTCCTCAACTTTCTGAGGTCTATACTTCTCTACCCATAAAAAATCACTCATAGTTTATTATCTTGATGGGTCACGTATTCTAAAACTTCCTTATCGATCATACTATACAAACTTTCCCAAGTCAATGTATCTCTTAATTTAGATGCTATGTTACCTATATCATCTCCATTAAGGAACACACCCCTTACTATCTTTTCAGAATAGTCTCCATATTGAGTTTGAAGTTTTGCTCTTGCCTCTACCAACTTGTTAAGGTTGATAGTGATCTTCACATCATTATCAATCATAACCAATCTGGTTTTCTGGATGGGTCACGTAGATAATTATCTGCAACCCAAGGTTTGCTGCTAATGTAATTTTTGTAAGCAGTAAAAGTGTCAATGCTTGTGTCATGTTTATACTCATCAGGCATAGCTCGTGTAAAGGATACAGGAGAAGGACAACCAGGAAATAGATTGTCAGCATAGTCTAGCGTATATTCGCAACTATGTACTTTATTGTAACGGTGTGTATACTCAGCACATAGTGCAAGACCATGTGCTATTAACCAACGAAAGTTACTCTGTGCCCATATTGTACAAGGGTGATTACGAAATGCACCCTTAGCAGTAGCATAAAAACCACCGCCTTTCTTTGGTAATAAACCAAAGTTGTGACCCCAGTCTTGACATGCAACAATAGAAAGCATTTGACATGTTTCTAATGGCATCTTGACTACATGTTTGTCAGGTAATACTTGTGCTGATACAATAGGGTCGGGGTCAGTCACAAAAATGTTCATGTGTTTGGTTCGAGTGCTATAAAGTATTTGATACCCTCTGCTTGAAAGAGAGCAACGTTAGACTTACTTATTGTAACATCATAATCAGCAAGAAGCAACTTCAAGTTCTCAACTTTAAAACAATAACAGAATGTATCCTGTGTATCACCTACCTTAACAGAGTAACTATTAGAAGTATCATTCTTCTTATCAGTTACACGTAAACTCATCTCAGTGCCGTCACCATATAAACATAGATCAGGTAATTGATATACTGAAGCAGCACGTTGTAGTTGTTGTAAAGTTGTAGCATCTAAAGCAAAGTTAACATCCTCAGATGGAAGATCGATTTCTTTATCTGGTGGTTGTGTAATAATATCAGGGTCAGCATAAAAGAACCTAGTCTTAGATCTACCCTTAGTGTCACTTACAGTGACATAATTATCTTTTGATGTGTCAATAGATGGTTGCTCAAATAGAGATAGACCACCAAGGAATACACCAAGATCATATATGGACAGTTGAGAATCAAATTCTTCATCAACATCAGCATAAACAAGAATGTTCTTATTGATGCTTAAGGTACTCAACTTGTTGCCTGGTTTAATAACAAGAGACTTGTTAATAGAACAAAAGTTCTTAAGGACTTCAATTGTTGGTTTGGATAATACAGTCATTTACTTGTCATAATCTACGGAAAAGGGGGTAGCTCCAGTCTGGGTAGCATACGATGCTGCTGTTTTGTCATTGAAGTGACAAAGTAACACAGCATAGTGGATAATCTTAATGATATCCTTACGTGCTGTACCCTTTCTATCATACCTTGAGGCATACTTCAATATGTTAGACCTACAGAATGCCTCTGCGTCACCACATGCATCAATCAAGTCAAGTGTCTGAACATTGTTTGAGGAGTAGTGACCTCTGTAAGTTCCACTAATATAATCAGAGACCTCTTTCAAGATCTCATTTTCATTGTACTTCATAAACCTTGTCTAGATTTGTTTTTAATAATAATTTGATCATTTGCATGATCGGTTACAAATTCTAATACGTCATCATGTGGCCACATCATTTCTTCATACAAAGCAGTAAGGCGGTCCATGTCCTCCCAGAGATCATTTACATGTCG